TCATATATTGGATAAAGATAATCGAACGGGTTACCCCTTTTACCGTGATCCCTCTTGACCATCATTATGGAGAAGACTTTACGTCTTTCCCCAGTCAAGTCATCAACCCGACCCTGCACCCTTTTCAACTGGGATGCAAGGAAAGTTGATAACTGGGCCTTCGTCATTAGTTTACCTAGACGCATTCAACCTATTTGTTGAAGTCATCTAGATAAACCAAGGGCAAAAGGTCCTGATGGAGACGAAAGAGACAATAGCAGATTCGCCGTGTGGTTTCCAAGTTCACGGAAGGGTTTATTCAACCCTGCCTTTACCTTGTATCCCACGCCGACAAATGACAAAGCTTGAATCACAGACAATTTGTACTTGCGCACAAACTCTAGCAATTCATGGCTATTGAAACGTGCTGATACCACCGCTTTTAACGGTACCATCGACACGTCCCTAGGTATAAAGAACCGTTTCGCGAATTCACCTACCTTCCGATTAGGGGAGATAAGCGACTTCGCCAAACCGACCTCAACACCTAAGGTGTCCATTATAGCCAGATACTCTGTTGCCACCTCACTGTCCCCGATGATTACATCATCACCAAGAACAGCATATAACTGAAATCACTTGTAAGGTAACTTCATACGAGTACAAACTCGATAATAAGCTCACTGTACCAAGGAATGATGAGTTAATGCTAATAGGGCCCATGATGAATAGGCCCCCATTGGTTGTCCAACCGCGTATTGTACAGGTCGGCCCTTAAGGTAATAATCCCGCTTAGTCAGGATATCACCCCAAGATTCCGCCCCATGCAATCCGAGGACTGGACCCAGAACAATTTTTTGGAACTGAACGGGCAACCGATCGGTTGCCGCAGACAGGTCAAATGACCACAATCCCTTAACGTCCTTCCGACGAAGTAGAGCCCTAACTGGCGCTACTTGATCAAAAGTTCCGTCTTGGGACCATAGACTCACTGTTCGTAATATCGCCTCGTGAAGAGGAAATAAAACCCATTGGGTAAAAGCATCAGTCATCGCGAACACACGGATTTTCCCAGCCGCTTCCTCTTTTAAAGCCAACTTACCTAATCAACCTGGCGAACCAGGAAGACTTTGATAAGTTTTCAAAAGCTCTAAAATCGGAAACTTAGATAATACGTAATCACGTCGAACTCCAAATGTTCTAGTGTCACGGATTATCTTATCGGGAATCCCCGTATGATCAAGCCATCCTTTAAAAGCCTGTCATAAACTACTGGACTTCTGCTCCTCCGCCGCTCAGGCGTGAGAAGCAGAAACCAAAGAATCGAGAGACGTTGAAATTTCTCCCGGTGCTACTGATGATCCCGACTTGAAAATCGGAAACACAGTTGGTTTAAGCTGGCTTACAAGGTCCGTCCATAAGTCAATTCGACCTTTAGTATTTCTTGTGTTGGCTTGAGCAATTACGGGATCTCTCCCGTGACGCTTAGAGGCCTCCACTCAAAACACCTCTTGTACGAATCGACGGAAATGGATAATGGCTTCCCCTGGTATAATTTTCCCAGGATTTGTAATTGTAGTCACAGAGACCACACCTACAAACCCTAGTACACGGTACAGTCCAAACAAGGTCATCCATAATCTAATCTCAGGGGCCGACAAAAGACGAATCTTTTGACGGTGATCCCTAGGAATTCAGCG